ATGAAACATCGCACTGTATTCCGCGCCCCAGATATGGCCGTCGTTCGTCGGGCCATGGACGCCGCGCGCAAGGCGGGAGTGGATGACGACGACCTCTCCCTGATCGCGCGATCGGACATCGCGCTGGACGAGATTCCCGACGACCGCAAGTTGGTGGAAGGCGACTTCTATCCAGCGGCGATGAAGGGCGTCGTCGGCGGCGGCACCGTGGGCCTGTTGGCCGGCCTTGCGGCTGCCGTCTTCGCACCGATCGGCATCACCGTCGCCGGCGTGGTCGGATGCACCGTGGCGGGGGCGTCACTTGGCGGCTGGTCAACCGCCTTGGCCGGCTCCGCGGTGCCGGATCCCGTGCAGCGTGAATTCGAAGACGTGATCGAGCGTGGTGAAATCCTGCTGGTGGTGGACGTTGACGATTCGGAGATGCAGGACGCAGTCGATAACGTCGCGGCCGCGGGAGCCCGGCAGCTGCCATTCGATCATCCCACCGTGATGTCGTGAGGCGTGGCCGGCCTCACCCAAGGCGCATAGCTAATTGCGCATAATGTATATTATGTCAAATATTGTCAGGGCCGTTCGGCGGGCTTGGCACGCGGTCTGCAAGAAGTTGCGCCCCTCCCTGCATGGATTGCACGAATGGGCCGCAAACGCAGCCGCCTGAACTGGTCGTGGGACGACGAGCGTCAGGAATTCACCACACCATCCGGTCGCATTGTGACGCTGACCAGCATCGCCCAGATGCTGGCCGACCAGCGCGACAACCGGCACGACTTCACCGGGCCGTGGGCTGGCTGGAAGATGCGCGGTGACGCGCTGATTCCTCCCGGCCACGGTCCCGGTTCGCCCAGGTTGAAGCCGAACACCACGAAGCTGTTCCTGCGCTGGATTGCGGACGCTATCTCAGACGATAAAGCCCAGAACACGCGACAGGCCGACCGTCCGGGCCACTGGCCTGCGTGTACGTCGATCCATTGACCTGCACCACTGTGCCGCCGATGCAGCGCTCTGAGGGAGCCAAGCGGCGGCGCTGCAAGTCCAAGGCAGCCTGTCGCTGCGCCTCAGCGGCGCGCCTAGCGGATTCGCGGCGCAGGCCCATAGGGTCAGGGTCCGAGGCAATCGAGAGCACCTGCCGGATGGCCTCGGCCTGCGCTTGTGCGGCCAAGCGTTGCTGAACTGCCGTCGCGACCGCCACCAGTCCGCTAAAGACCAGCAGGGCGCAGAGCACGCCCCAGAAGACCCGACTATCCATGTTGAACCTCCCTTCCCTGCGCACAGCGTAAGAAAAAGCGGGTTCGGCGGGAAGGCATCGTCCTGGGGAATGGATCGAGAGGACGTGCGGCCGGGGTGATTACAGTCGCACTTGCAGAAATTGCAGCCGGCCTGGGGACGCCCCTCCGGGGCTCGGCTGCGCCGTGGAGCTTCTAAGCACCGCGGGGATTGCCTGGGTAGTGAGCGCTTATCCATCGTTCAAAAGCGGCGCGGCGGTCAACATCCTTCCCTTCTTTAATGCGAACATACATCGCAGCAAACCATGCACCCACGAAAGATGTAAACGCACCTATGACCGAAATCGGATCACGATTCTCTAGCTTACTTCCTCGACTCTTTTCCAAAAAATGGATTAAAGGAAGGACGCTCTCTGTAGATATTTTATATCGCACATTGTGACTAAGCTTATTTCGCAGATTGTTCATGTGCGCGAGGGCGGGCATGAAGTCGAGATTTTCTTCAATGTCGGGAAAGTTAATAATTGAAATCTTTTGAGAAAAACTTAGACGCGCCCTACTAAAATCGAGCCACTTTCCTGCCTCCGCTTGTATATACTCGTCAATATAGCTCTCTAAAATTAAATGGCAGGATAATAGATATCCAATAACCGAGAAATCAGTGCGATCAAGAGTTTCCCACGTAGAAACCCCGTCTACGAACTTCCCAATAAGCGGTGGCAGAGGATGAGATTCCATGGCGCTCAACAAATATGATTAGCGTTAATCATCATTCCCCCAAACCACTTTGACGTCTGATGGGTCAATCCCGTTCTTTGCAGCGTGCTTAATTACTTTGATAGCCACACTGCCGAAATGCATGGTTCCAGTAAGGCCAAATGTCACCATCATTATGCTTAGGAGAAAAGCCCAAACATTAGGCAGCCCCGCCTTCCCCAAGTTAACTGGAATGGCCTTAACGAAATCAAATGCAAATCGCACCTTGTCGCTATTAGAGTTTACGATGTCGTTTATTGATGACTGAACAATGTCTTGCGCTGAATTCATGGCAAGAAAATTACCTGCGGCAAATGCAAGATATATGGACCCAAGGAACACTGAGAGCATGGATATGGCGAGCCATCCATAATATTTGCCCTCCAGCTTCTTAAATACCAAGCCGACAACAACAGTCGCGAATGCGAATACTAGTCCTTGAATCATCATTGCGCGCTCTTTCAAGCATCGAAGGCACAGATAGTACCAACATTCCAATTAGTCGACTCTCCTAAGAGTAAGCACTCAACCGCGCCCACCCGGACCACTGAACGCATCCGCCTTCCACGAGCCCGGCTCACCTGGTGCCGTGTAGGACTGCGCTCCGACCCCACCCGGCCAGCCCGTTGACCCACCGGATGCGCCGGCCCCGCCTGTAGCGTCCTGCGGCGCCTGCTGCGGCTGATTCGCTTGGCTAGCCTGCTGCCCCTGCTGGGGTGCGCTGGCCGGCCGCCTGTACGGGTTGTAGACCCCGTTCGCCGCGATCGATCGACAGATCTTCTTGTCCATCTCGTAGCGCGTGCCCTGCTCCGTCATGCAGCTGCACCGGCCATCGTCGACCGCGATGCAGTAGACCTCCGGGTCGGCCACCACCGGACGGCTGTCGTAGGCCGGGGCGGTCCACGGCTGCCCCTCAATCCGCGGCTTGAAGTAGGCGACCAGGTCGTCCGGTCGCGTGCTGGTGCCGCTGCTCAGCGATAGCCCTTTGCTCGGCTCCGCTTTCGCCGTCACGGCCGCCTGCGGCTTCCGGGCGGGCTTGGGCTTCTCCGGGGTGAAGAACGCCCACACGCGCCACAGCAGAAAGCCCAGCAGGGCCACCGTCAGCGGCAACGCCCAGACGAACCACGGCACGCGGATCTTTGTCGTGTCCATCACCGTGGACTCGTACAGGTTCCGCTTCATCACTTCGGCCGGGTACTTCCACGGCTTCTTGATCTGGCTGTTGTTGGTGTTCTCCGAGAACTTGTCCCAGCACAGGATGATCGCGGCCTTGACGCCCATCTTTCGGCGCACGTGCTCGTGCCACTCGACCAGGCCCAACACGAAGCCGTCCACCTGCTGTTTGGCCTGCTGGCAGATCAGGATGAAGTCGAAGGCGCGATGGCGGTGCGTGGCCAGCGCCTCGACGTATGCCGGCACCTTGGCCCCGGGCATGCGACGCGGAAACGCCGAATAGCACTCGTCCACAACCACCACCGCACCATCCGGCAGGTTCTGCCAGTCCTTGGGATCGTCGAGCGGGAAGAAACCGGCCGCCGCGTAGTCGATCCCGCGCACGCCGTGCACGTAGACCGCCCTGCCCTTGGCCTTGTGTTCCAGCGCGAGCTCGATAGCGCGCAGCGTCTTGCCGTGGCCGGGCTGGCCAGAGATCAGGGTAATCATTTCGCGAGCGCCTTCAGCAGTACGCGCCCCGTCGCCACCGACACCGTGGCTGACAGGATCATGGTGAAACCCACATCGCCGCCGAGCGCGCCGAAGGAGTCGAACAGGAATTGCCCCATGCCGTAGCTCTTGCTGCGCACGTAGGCGATCAGGTCGGGTAGCGCGATCTGGTGGATCACGAGGCCAACGCCCAGGGCCAGCAGCGCCTTGAGGATCCATTGGCCGATATACGTGGAGACCAGCCACGTCAGCATGCGCCCGAGCGCGGCGAGAACGGCAGGCATCAGGACTTCCCTCCCGAGGCAAGGATGCGGGCGGCGATGAAGCCGCAGAACAGCAGGAAGATCGGCCGCAGCGTGGCGAGCCATGAGCAGAACAGCGACTGATCGCCGTAGGTCATTTCCTTCCCGAACAGGGTCAGACTCGGCAGTTGCGGGCAGGTGTTACCGGCCCAGCCGCTTTCATCGATCGCGCTGGTTCCGCTGGTGTCGGTGGTGACCACCGAGCCGACAGGCGTGTCCGGCACGCTGGGGCCGACGCTATCCAAGCCGTTAGACACCCAATCCGGCGTGCCGTCGCCGTTCTTGTCGTACCAGTCCGGCTTGCAGCGGCTAAGCCACGTCTGCGACACCACCGCGCAGGTGGGCGCATCGCCGGAGCAGATCGGCGGCGAGTTGCAGTCCTGGCCACCACTGGCTGAACCGGTCGACGGGGACGACGATGCCGGCGCCGGGCCGGAGTCGCTCCCGGTCTGCCCGTTCGTCACGTCGCCGGTGGCCTGCGATCCCTTGTAGATGTTGACCACCACCGGCAGCGTGGCGCCCGTATTCGGGTCGGCCTGCGTGGCCTTGCTCTGGCCAACGATCTGCGTCGCCGGGTCTGGGATCTGCGAGGTGGACGGCAGCGGCGGCGACGGCGAGCCGCCACACAGCACCACCGCCGAACCGTTGCAGCCACCGGGCGATGACCTGGCCGTGCTGCCGGACACGCAGTACTGCGAGCCGCCCGAGCTCGCGCAGTACTGATCCGTCGCCACGTTGTAGCAAGAGGCGGTGTCACAGATCGCCGGCGGGTTCGGTTCGTTCTGGTAGCTGTCCGGCAGCGGCACGCCCTGAACCTGGCCACCGTTGCCATCGGTCACACCGGAGCCGGTCGCCATGTTGCCGCTGGGCGTCACGCGCCCATAGGTCTGCCAGATTCCTGACCACTGATTCCACACCGGCGCGCCCGTGGGCGTGAAGGTCATCGCGCACTGCACGGTGCCGCCGTTCGTGTCCTTCGCGTTCTGGGTGAAGCTGTAACCGGCGAGCACCTTGCCGTCAAAGAACATGCTCACCGAGGGCAGCGACGTGCACGGGTTCGACGGTGGCGGTGTACCCGGAAACCGCCAGCCGTTGATGTGATAGGAAACGCCTTCGAGGTCCGCAAAGACCTCATTGCCGCCACCGTAGGCTGCACCCACGTAGCAGGGAACCCACGCGTGATCGGGGTAACCATAATTCGCCGGATTGGCGGAAGACTCGAACGCTTGGCACTCAGACATGGCCTCCGCGTAGCTGCCAACGCTCGACTCTGCCCGCGACGCTCCCGGTGCCAGCATCAGCACCAGGAGCGCCACCACGGACCACCACGGGCCGCGCATCGCGTGCCTCACGAGAAGATCAACCACACGGCCGGCAGAATGCCGAGCATCACCAAATAGCCTTCCATTTGTCCGTCTCCTTGGAATGAAAAAAAAGCCGGGCAAGTCGCCCTGCCCGGCTCGGTTGCGCCGGTGGCGCCGGCCGTCAGTTCGCGGCGCGACGCATGTGGCGGATCAGCGCGACCACGGCGACCAGGGTCAGCACCGCACCGCCGATCACGTACAGCTGCGCCTTGCCGTCGCTCAGCTCGCCGGTCACGGCCGCGGTCAGGTCGGCCGCGCCGCCCGAGGTCTGGGCCATCACCACACCGGTCATCAGGACCGAGGACACCGCGCCGGCAGCGCCGACGATCTTCTGCTTGAGGTTCATGTTTCAGCTCCTTGCTTGGTTTCGGAATTGCCGCACGAGAAAACCCACGGCCCAGCACGCGGCGATGGCGCCGGAGATGAGAAAGCCTTGGGAGGCACTGAGCGGCGGCACGCTCAGGCTGTCGGGTGGCTGCACCCACACGATGTGAGTGCAGTTGCCGGAGGCGTCGATGTCGGCCGGCGCGCACTGCGCGACGTACATGCCCCCGGACATGACTTAGGCCGCCTTGCCCGGCTGGACCTTGGCCGGCGCGACCTGGCGCAGCACCACGCGGGACATGGTGAGCCGGCCGTTGCTGACCGAGTACGACTCGGGCGCGAGCTCGTACTCGCCGGGCGTGTGTTCCTTGCCCGGGTCCACGGTGATCTGGAAGGCGGTCGGCAGGCCGTCGATTTCCAGCAGGCACCACTGCTTGACGCGCTGGCGCGTCACGCCGTCCCACGTGGATTCGAACGGCTCGGCGGCACGGTTGAGAACTTGGATTTTCATTGGATCGTCTCCGTTTGATCGACTCGATAGGCCCACGGCTCCCCATCCGGGCCAATGCACACACGCCAGGGCGAGGGGAGGAATTCGCCCGTGAATTTGTTCATGTAGCCGCCCTGCACCTTGCGGATATCCGCCCGGCCCGAGAGCGCGTCACGCACCCAGAACGGCGCCTGCCAGTAGCGGATGTGCCGGCGCGATTCGGGATCGAGGCCGCCAGCGCCGTGCATGCGCGCACCGCGCGGATAGCCGTGCACGGAGTCCGCCGTGGTCTTGCTGGCGTACTTGGCGATGTAGGAGATAGGCGACTGCGCGGTCTTAATGTTCGTCGCGCCGTGCGGCCACCAGCCCTTGGCGTCCGCGAACGGCAGGAACTTGCCTTTCGGCAGCCACACGACGACGTGGTAATGGATCGCGCCGCGCTCCTGGAGCTCGGCCACCCACACGAAGCGGCATTTGACCTTGCGGCGCTTGCACCACTGCCGCAGCGCATCGCGGAACTTGGAGAAGTGCCCCGGGCGCCAGCCGTCGCGGTCGCGGTACGTCAGGGTGAGGAATTTTTTGTTCCAGCGCTGCGCGGAAAGCTCGCTGTGCGCGTCGAAGTGCAGCAGGCGGGCCGCATGGCCGACCGCCGTCCGCATGCGCTTGATGCGCTGGGCGGCCCGGTTGATTTTCAGCTTCTCGCGGACGGGCCCCGATGCAACGGAGTCGGCCTGCGTCCCACTTGTTGCATTAGAGACAAGCCCCAGGCCCCCCGCGCTCGCTGACGCTCGCGCGGGGGCCTGTGTCGTCTCGACCTGGCCGGCTTCCCACTGGCTATGACGGATCGCCGAGAAAGGCGCGTCGAGCGCCGATTGCTGGTGTGCGTAGACGCGTGCAGCGCGCACCTTGGCGCGGATCGTCTGGCCGTCGTAGGCGCTGTGCAGCGGTGCCAGCGTGCGCGGCTCAGCCGGCGGCGTCAGGCACGGCGCCGGGGTGAACGTGGGCAGGCGTCCGAGCGTGCCCCACGCCTTCATGCAGCGCGGGTGCGAGTCGGCGCGAGCTAGTTCAGCCGTGCCGATCATCGTCGCCCTCATCTTCACCGAACGCCACTTCGGCGTTGTCCTCGATAGAGGCAGCCGCGAGGTTGAACGAGAAGCCCAGCCAGTTCTGGCCGTTCTCCATCGCTCGCGTCTCGAGTGCGCGAATGTCCGACACGACAGCGGCCACTTCGGCCGGCGTGACTCGCCCTTCAATGCTCATGGTCGGTGTCCGGGAAGGTCATCAGGAACGCGTGGATCCGCGCGAGCAGTTCCTCGCGGGGCGGTAGGTCGGGGAGTGCTTCGGGGCGGCCGCGTTCGGCCAGCCACTGGTTGTGGATCGCCCGGGCGCGCCACTCGCGCACCAGCATGTGCAGGCGCGGCGGGATCAGCCCTTGATCGTCTCGGCCGATGAGATTGCAGGCGGTGCGCAGGCCCGCGAGCATGCCCTCCGCGTACACCGTGGCCGCGTCCACCATCACGGTGGTTTCCGTCCTGGCCGTCATGCGCGCACCCCGCCGCCGCCGATGCCGTCCGGGTTGCCGTCGTAGGTGTCCGCGTCGCTGGGGCCGTCGTCGGTGTCCTCGCGTATGGCGCGCTCTTCGGACTCTGCCGCGCAGTCAGGGCACGCCGGGAACAGATCGCCCACCAGCTCGGCGGACTCGACACCACACACAGAGCAGACGCCCATCGCTTCCTCTTCCTCTGATCCGTTGAAGCCACACGCCGGGCAGCCGTCCCAGTGCTCGCCCTCGGCCATGTCCACCACCACACCGCAGCTCATGCACATCGCCTGCCCCGGCAGCAGGGTCAAAGCGCCCTCCCCTGCGGCGAAGAAGCAGTCACCGCACAGGTCGCCGTGGCTGGTGGGGAATTCGTCGTCGGTATTGATCGCGGCGCCGCAGCGCTCGCAGTTCAGCGGCTCGGCCTCGGCCTGCTTGCCCTTGCGGTTACGGCCGGACGTGGCCGCAGCGGACAAGCGGATCAGGACGAGAATCGCGGCCAGCGCGAGAAGGACAGCGCCCACGGCGATCACCTGCGCTTTGCCACTGGAGAAGATCGACGCCGTGCCCTGGCCCACCTGTGCGGCGGTGTATGTGCCCGTGCACGGGCCGGTGGAGGTCGGATCGGATCCGATGCCGCAGTCGAAGAAGTAGGCGACCGGGTGCAGTGAGTAGTACGCCGGGCTGTTCAT